TGCGCCGCCGTGCTGGAGGCGTATCCTCTCACGACCTGGAGTATCATCCAACTCAAAGCTGTGACCAGATTCGGTTATGGTTGCATGGCAGTATGGGTATTTTGGCAAAGTCTCATCGTTTGCCTGTGACTCTGGTTCTGTCCACGAATAATCATCAGATGGTTTTGTTGCCATATTAATTAGTTGTAAATTTAGTAAAATCGGTTGTAGTTGATGTTGGGTTCACACTGGATAGGTATGTATTCAACGTTTCTCCTGCAGCTGCAACACCAGAAGCACTAGCTGGAGTAGTTAGTGCCTCAACTATAGCAATAGGTGCCGCCACAACTTTTAAACTCGCGGTGTAAATCTCTCCGGCCGAATTCTTTATATCATTGAACACTGCGATAGCTTCCGAGAAATCTGTTTTACCTGAGAGAGAAAATAATTCTGTGAAACCGGAAGTGAGTGATGCTATCAATTCAGCCAAACACTGTTTCAGCAATGCATATAATTTTGCAGGCAAACCAAGTATAAAATCAATCATAGCTCTAACTCGTTTTGCAAAATCAACAATCACAGTAGCAAGGTCTGCAATTTCTGAAATAGCTCTCGCAATATCTTTTAATTCACGCGCAAGTTTTTTTGCTTGTTCAATCCAATAACTGGTTTCACCACTGGGTGTTAGTCCTAATGCTTTCAATACAGCCTTAATGGCCTTACGAATAGATTCCATAATTTCAGAAAACTTTAATCTTGCTAAAGCTGCACTACGTTTCATTAATCCAGCAACATCGCAAACATGTTTTCTATTCTGATTTGCTCTATGTATAGTTGTTTGTTTTAACAATGTCAAATTTTCTAGGCCAATATAAGGCAATGATGGCGCACCTTTTTGTACGTAAACAACATCGCCGCCAGTCTTTGGTGCTGCATTTATTTGTGCTTTTGTTCGTGGGTCATTAAAACCAATTTGATTATTTTGGTCTTCTAATCTAATTCCTTGTATGACTCCAGTAACAACTGGAAAATCTGGATTACCTTGCATAAAGTATCCATCGACCATATCACCTTCTTTTGGCATCATCAGAGATAACATTGAGGATGGTGGACAAGAAATTGATGCCCAAGGCAAAGCCTCAGTTGGAACTTGTGCTCGACTTTCTGGATGCACACCAATAACTCGCACCCTGCAACGTAATTTTAACGGGTCGTTTCTGTCCTCAACAATTCCAACCCACATGCCATAATAGTTATTATTCATTGTAATTTGCCGCCTTCTCTTGGTCAACAGTACTCGTAAATACAGTATTGTTATTCTTATCTTTATAATTTGATGAATCGGTCACAGCTTCGATGACAACTTCATGCATATTTGGTCGTATAATATGTCGTGCTGCAACAATTAAATATTTACCATGCAATGAAGAATCGAATGGATTTTCACGATCAGCCAAAATACTTCTTTTTGGTACATCCAAATCTATACAAAAACCAGAAGATAACTTAAAATTTCCAGGTAAAACTAATTTAACACGCTTCGAAAATAAATTTTGAAAGATAGCTTCACGTTGAAATCTATAATTTTCCGTATCTTCATCCAGTGACACCGATGTTGGATTATTTTCTTTGATAAAATCACTATTTCTTCTATTTCCGAAAAAAGGATAAGTGACAATTCTAGAATCATACATCTGTGTTTGGAATAAACCGCCTCTATTTTTTACTAATGAAACGTTTGGATTTTTATTTGGGTGTTCACCCGTATCATACATTTCTTTAAATGTGTGTTGTTGTTCTTGTATTGTTTTCGTCAAAGGATCAAATGCTACAAGTTTGCCAGCATAAACACCAGATTTTGTGTTACGAACAAAATCATTCTGTGTAATAACTTCAAAACTTCTGGCACCCGTAAATTCTTCTCCTAAATTATCTGAAATGTTTTTAGCACTAAAATTCACTCTAGTTAAACTTGGAAAGGAAAACAATGTACTCAAATTCGTAAAATTGAATCCAAGTCTATTTTCAAAAAATATAAATCCAGGTGATTGCTTTTCATCTACAGCTCTAGTCGCAAGCCACTGTAGAGCAACTAAAGGCTCTAAAGAAGGAACAAGGATGTTTCGTACACCAAAAGAAGAAGAATATATTCCAAATTTTTTGATACCCAAATAGTCACTCATAATTTTAACAGCAGTTTCAGAATATGTCAATTTATAATAGTGTTGTACTTTTTGTTGCAGTGAAAAAATATACTCATCTGAAACAAAATGTAATACGTAAACTTCACTAGACTGGTTTACTGGAACTCGATTCGATTGTTTGTAAATTCGAAACGATTTCTTTATCATCAACTCATCTTCATCTTTACCAATCTTAACTATCAAAACTTCAGATCCATCAAACAACAATTGTTCAGATAAACCTATGGCATCACGTATCAAAATGTTTCCGCTCATCGATTGATTCAACAGTGAATCAAATATATTCAACTCTTCAAATTTGTCTCTGATATCAATATAACCAGATTTGGTCACCAACATCAATTCAGTAATTCTGTATTGCGTTGTTTCTTGTATATTTAACTCTGACATTATGCAATAACGTTTCTAAATTCTTGTTCAATTGTTTTTACAAATTCTGGACGAAGAATGTCTATCGTTCTCTTTCCTTCATTTTCTTCTATCTCATATTCATAATAAGATATTGAAGATTTTGTTGTTGTTATTGTAACATTTGTGGAATCATAAAGTGTGTATACAACAGTTGATGTTGTATTCGTATTTGCAAATGTTGCAGCATCAATGATAATGGTTTCGAGCGTTTCATCACCCGTTGGTAAAGTTCGTTTCTCATTTATGTAATAAGAATGCGTGTGAGATTTAGCCCAAGATAATCCTGTTCCTGAGTTTGCAGTATTTGCATATGTTACACCACGATATTTAATATCAATATATTTTGTTAAGTCATTATAACGCAAAGGCCAATCAAATTGTGGATTCTTAATGTTGTTTACAGAAAGAATAATCCAATGTTTCTCTGGTGAGCCATACAATTTATCTGCAATTATTTCTGGAGTTTCACCATCAAAAATATCATATTTTGAATACATCACCAATTTATCTTTTGATGTTGCGTTGAAGGAGAAACGAGACATTATATTGGTAACAACATCCAATGATGAGTTATCGTCCGACAAATAGTACGCCGTTTGTGGAAAGTAATTAAAATATTTTGCCATGATTGTTTATTTTATTGGTCAGGTAAAAAGCTCGTTATTTTTATTTTCAGCTGCAGAAAAGAAATCTCTACCGTTAACTTCTCGGTTCACATCATATTTTGTAATAATTTGAGTTTCTTTAAATACCAAACCAAGTCTAATACCAACTGGCATACCAGTTGAACCTATTTTTGGTGCGCCGCCGTCTTCTAGTACTTCATACGCAGCAAAACCACTTGGCGCATAATCCACATCAACTGTTTGTAAAACACAAGTAGAAATTGGTGGTATATTTGGATTTTCTGCTCCATTATAAAAGAATTTAATATCGAACTCTGATGGTGGCACCAAGAAATATCCACCCAATCCGCCGGCAGAACTGTTACCCAATACTTCTGGTGCTTGGTGAAACCTAATTCTGTGTATAATATTTTGCACTTCTTTTGCTTCAACTCGGCTTCTTGGATAAAACATAAAATCGAAACGAAAAGTTCTAAACTCAGGAGCCGAATATATAACTTCCATCATTGGATTGACAGTTGTTCCAGTTAGCCCAGCAAATACGGCACGTCCAGCTTGTCCTGCCATGTTAGCTAAAGCATTCAAAACAAATGGTGTTGCATTTTTAAGTGCGTAATTTGCCTTTTCAGTATTACTCGCATCACTATTAGCAATGTTTTGTATTCCAGAAAACCCTGCACCCAAGGTTGCTGCTAGTCCACCACCAAGTTCAAGTCCAGCAAAATTTTGTGATTGAGAAAACGCCAATGTATCGGGCATGTATAATGCAATTGTATCTGTTGTACGTTTCGTTGTTCTGAGACCGGTTTTAGCATAAGTTCCGGCATTATCTGCAATAAATTCTGCTGCACCTGAAAAACTTCCACTGAATGTGTCTTGAGTTTTTTGCAACAGTCTTTGTAATTCTGGACTACCGGCCGACAAATTAAATTTTTTCTGTATGTTCTCAGAAACTACCGAAAGGTCCAATTGTGAAGCAGCGGTTATAGCACCCTGAGTCACCGAAACAAAATCTGACGCGCCACCATTAAAACGATTTAAACCAAGTCTATTCTGTACTGCGGTTGTTTCATCACCAGTTGTTGAGCCAGGAAACTGAGTACGTTTCTGTTCATTTATATGCAGTATCATATAGTGTCCCTTATCGACTTCACCCAAATCGATAGGATAACGCAACGTGTTAATCCTGTATTTGTTGTCAACTATTTTATTAGCTGATCGACTTTTATCTGAAGTGAATCGTATGTCTGTAAGTGTGAATAGTGCCATATATACCCTAAGTTATTACTCATTATTTATACCACATGACCAGACAAACCTACAAAGGTGTATTCAAACCTAAAAACCCACAGAAATATAAAGGTGACCCGACCAACATTATTTATCGTTCAAGTTGGGAAAAGATGGTGATGAAATACCTTGATGACAATCCGGGTGTAATTTGGTGGGGGTCCGAGGAGTTGCCCATTCCATACAGAAGTCCGATTGACCAAAAAATACATCGTTACTTTCCAGATTTCATCGTCAAGGTCAGGCGGAAAGACGGTCTGGTGATGACATATTTGTGGGAGGTTAAGCCTTATTCACAAACAAAGATGCCAGTGCAAAAACGCAAGACCCACAGGTTTATCCAAGAGGCGGCAACCTATGCGGTAAATCAAGAAAAATGGCGAGCTGCCGATATATTTTGCCGAGAACATGGGTGGCAATTTCAAATCATAACTGAAAAAGAACTAGGCATCTAGTATAAATACGGCATGGCTTATTTAATAGATAGAATTAATGCATCCCTACAAAAAGAGGGATTAACACCGCGCACTCGAAAGTCACGTGATTGGCTTCGTTCGAAAGTTTCGGATTTAAAACCGTCCAAACAATCGTTAATGAATGACATGACCAGACTGAGAGAGGGCACAATTATTGGAAAAATGTACTTTTACTTTTATGATCCGAAAACGAAGGATTCGTTGCCATACTACGATAGGTTCCCATTGGTTTTACCAATAGAACGTTACCAAGACGGTTTTCTAGGGCTGAATCTACATTACATTCACCCAAAGCAACGCATCATTCTTTTAGATAAATTGAGCGATTACGCAAGTAATAACAAGTATGACGCAACAACAAGGTTGAGACTAACATATCAAACCTTGAAGGCTGCATCCAAATTGTTTGAGGCACAACCTTGCATTAAGAGGTATTTGTTTAACCATGTTCAGTCAAGATTCCTGGAAATTTCAGCAGGTGAGTGGGACATTGCTGCATTATTACCAATGGAAAGTTTTGTTGGAGCTTCTACGAACAAAGTATATTCCGACTCAAGAAAGAAATTCTAATGTCATTCGCTCCAAATTTATTTTTGTCTAATATTAAGGCAAAGGATGGTCTTGCTAGACCAAATCGTTTTCAGGTAATTCTACCGATACCAGAGTACATTGGTAAATTTATTGAAGCTGGTCTACTTGAAAAGATTATCAACCTACCAAACACAATTGTAACTGATGTTTCGGAAATATTATCCACATCATTTGGTGGACAACCACCAACAGGTTATTCTCAGTCTTCTAATCCATCAATCACACGGTATTTGTCACTGCAATGTGAATCAGCTGAACTTCCAGGTAAAACTTTGGCCACAACAGAAGTGAAGGTTTATGGACCAACATACAAAGTTCCTTATCAAACACAATATACGGAAACCACACTTTCTTTTTTATGCACCAATGACTTCTATGAAAGAAAATTGTTTGATCGTTGGATCGAATCTATTATGCCAACAGATACAAACAATTTAAGATTTGCAAAAGACCAAGAGTCTCGTTACTTAACAAACATTAAAATTATTCAGTATGATGATTTTATCAAACAAATTTATGCCGTAGAATTGCTTGATGCTTTTCCTGTTGGAGTAGCATCTCAACCACTATCTTGGTCTGACGATAATTTCCACAGACTCGGTGTTCAATTTGCTTTCCAGAAATATAGAACAATTTACGAAGGCAATTATAATTTGAAAGAGGCAGCTGCATCCATATTTGGTTCATTCGCAGCATCCTCAATTTTTGGAAATAGATTTTAATTTAAAATGGAGATATAATGTTACCTAAGATTGATACACCGCTATATGAAATAACTTTACCTTTATCTAAACAGAAGATAAAATTCAGACCTTTTTTGGTGAAAGAGGAAAAAATATTGTTGATGGCTATGGAATCTGAAGAAGAGGAATCCGTTTTATTAGCAATCAAACAAATTGTTAATAACTGTTGTTTAGACGATATTAATGTCGATGATTTGCCTATACTAGACTTGGAATATATGTTCTTACAATTAAGAGCAAGGTCTGTAGGTGAAATAATAGATTTGGAATACAAGTGCAATAATGAAGTTAAAGATGAAGAAGGACTTGACAAGCCTTGCAATCATGTTATTAAATTAAGTTTTAATGCTTTGGAAATTTATCCTGAACAAGTTGAAAATCATTCTTGTAAAATACAGTTAACACAAAAACTTGGTGTTGTTATGAAATATCCAGACTTTAAGATTATGGAAAAAATAAGAAATCTTAAAGAATCTGAAGTTTTAGGTAAATTAGTTTCAAGTAGCATAGATTATATTTACGATGAAGAATCGATTTATTACTCCAAAGATGTTGAAGAAAAAGAATTACTAGATTTCGTAGATAGTTTAACCAGAGACCAATTTCAAAAAATACAAGATTTTTTCGACAACATTCCTAAAATGAAGAAGACGCTCGATTTCAAATGTGGAAAATGCGGGTATCAGGAAGAGATGGTGTTGGAGGGATTACAAAGTTTTTTCGTATAATGTTTAGGCACGATAACTTAAACAATCATTATCAAACCAATTTTGCGTTGATGCAACACCACAAATATAGTTTAAGTGATTTGGAAAAGATGGTGCCTTGGGAAAAAACGATGTATGTCTCTATGCTTTTGAGGTTTATAGAAGATGAAAATGAAAAGACTAAGCAACAGATTAACAGTAGAAAAAAATAAAAAATGGCAACTTTCACCGATGTTTATAAACAAGAATTAAAATCAAAAGGGATATTAAACTCTCTTGGCTCTGCAGCATTCAAAAGAACCAAAGAAAGATTGGATCCTAGAAATATGCTCTTCGGCGGAAGCGGAATGTTGGCTGCTACTGGAAGAAAAATTTTCGGAAAAGGATATCAGTCATTAGATAGAACACCAGGTAAAAAATTATCAGAATCTGGAACATTTAATGGAGAAATAAAATCTGAGGTATTAAATTCTCTATTAACATCATCACAGAATCAAGAAGCACAACTCTCCATCATTGCAAAAAATACAATGAACAGTAATGCAATGGCCAGAGACATGAATGTCATGCGCCAAAACATTATGAAGTTGGTAACTATGGGTGGCGGAAAAGCATCACGTGGTTCAGATATGTTCTTTAAAGATTCAGCTGCAAGAGAAAAAGCATATGAAAGTCAATTTGGAAAAGAGAAAACAAAAACCTCACCAACTCCAGTAAACAAACCAGGCGAATCGGGAGGTGGAGGAAATAAAGGAATAATGGGTACATTGTTGGGAATAGCAGGAACAATAGGAACAATAGGATCAACAATCGCAGCTGCGGTAACCGGAGCATTAGGTTCAATACCAAGTCTTCTTTCGAGCATTTTTTCTGCTGAAAACATAGGAAAAATATTTGGAATTGGTTTAGATGTTATGAAAGGATTAGGTAGTGTATTTCGTTTGTTGTTACCAATAATAACAAATCCTTTGTTCATAGGCCTTGCAGCTGGATTAGTTGGCGCAAAATGGTTGATGGATCTTATAGATAAGGGAAATTTAGAAGCTAATACGGAAGAAAAGAAGAATCTCAGAGTGGCGCAAGACCGTGGAAGTAACTCATCAAAATTAGCCGCTAGAACTTTACTGATAGATGAGGGATTGAAATCTTTACTTGACAAAGACAGAACCGATGCAGATGTTTCCGCTTACACAAGAGGTGAAATTAAAACTAAAAAAGAGTTATCGGAAGCCATAGCATCAGCTCAAGCACAAGGCAAAAATGCTATTGAAATAAAACAATCCCGCGTTGCAGAAGAAATGCAACTCAAACTCGAAACAGAAGCATCACAATCCATGAATGATGGTTCGTATGCTGCTGTGGAATCAAAAAGACTTGGTCTAAAACCTACTTCTCCTACACCAGCTCCAGCAGGTGCCTGGCGAGGTCAGCGCACGGATGATAGTGCATCTCCAACAAAAGTTTCTCCAGGTGAAGGTGGAGTCAGTGAGGAGTTGGTTAACTTCATAAAAAAGAAAGAAAAATTTTCTGCCAGAGCCTTTAAAGACCATAAACAAATAAGTATTGGATACGGCACAAAAGCCAAC